CAGTATTGGACTAATGTTAGAGAGTGCGTAAACTTTGAGAACTCTGACATAGGTAAAGAATTGTCCATAGTGAGTGAACAGACCAAGACACGACTTTCACAAGCTATGAACAACATAAAGCTAGACGATAAAGAGCCGACAGTTGCAGTTGTAGCAACAGGTGGCTTCTCTCTAGTGAATTAGAGTGTTGGGGGTATGGTAGTCATATCTGTAAAACCCCCAATGCCTTGAGGCTTGGAGCTTGGAGCTTGGAGCTTAGAATAAATAAGGGGGTGGCCCTCAGCGAGGGCCGATGATTAGTCGATGAATTGTTTAGCAATGTATAGGAACGACAATCCACACAAAGCAAGTCCAAATAGTGGAAAGCCAGATACAGCACAAAGCAGACCACAAACGTTTAGTAGTATTACAGGTATAATAAATAACATGGTATATCCTTTCTGTTAATATCCCATAGCATATAGAGGTCCCAATACATTGTCAAATATAAAATGACTTAGGGGGCGGGTACACCCCAGATCTAGTACAAGGGGTCCCACATACATACTACATATAGCTTGATTTATAAGTTTATAGAGCGTAAAATCGTTTTCACTAAAAAAACTGAGGTGCAAAAATTTTTTGTAAAATTTTTTTCAAATGCTAACGCCAGAACAAATTGCAAACCTCCCACCGGATACTAAAAAAGAATACATGCAAACTGTATTGTTGTTGGAAGAAAAAAGAAAACAACAAAACATAAAGGATGATTTTTTATCTTTTGTGAAACATTTATGGCCAAACTTTATTGAGGGTGAGCACCACAAGATTATGGCAGAAAAATTTAACAAAGTGCAATCTGGTGAAATAAAAAGATTAATTATTAACATGGCACCTAGACACACAAAGTCAGAGTTTGCATCTAACTTTCTAC